CTTACTTATAAGTGGAGTAGGATGGCTTGAGAATTATGATCAAGAGGCAGTTGTACGTTGTATGGAAGAAATATTCTTCCCTGCCTGGGAAACCTTTTTAAAAAAATATAAAGATGAGTGAAGAAAACAAACAGCCTGATTATTATTCGTATATAAAAGCTAACGAGGGACTTCGTTTGAAAAAGTATAAAGATTCAGAAGGCAACCCAACTATTGGCATCGGTCATTTGATAAAGAAAGGGGAAAAATTAAATGAGATAACAGAAGCTAAAGCGAAACAGCTTTTCAATGTGGATATTAAAGAGAAGATAGACTATGTCAAAAATGATATAGATAAAGATTTAGGTAAAGGTGCTTTTGATGCTTTCCCCGACCCTGTTAAAATATCTTTAATAGATTTAGATTTTAGAGGGGATTACAGACAATCGCCTAAAGCTATTGGGTTATTTAAAGAAGGTAAATATTATGCAGCAGCTAAAGAACTTCTTAATAATGATGATTATAGAAAATCCTTAAAACAAGGAACAGGGATCGCTCCAAGAATGGAAAGGAACATAAAACCTTGGGTTGATTTAGGCAACGCCAAAACATTGAAGATGCCTTTCGACGAAGCAGCTTCTGAAAGAATCCGCTTATTAAATGAGCAAAAGTAAAAAATTTATAGAGGTTGGTGACTTTATAGGTTATGAACCGACAAGCGAAGATATCTCTTTAGCACATCAAAGAGCTAAAGATATGGGTGTTTTGCCTAATTCATATACACGAGGATTAGGTAGAATGGTAGGCTGTTTAGGAGAGGTTGTAGTTAACAAGTATTTACCTAGAAGTAAATATACAGGAGACACTTCATACACGCATGATATAAGATTCCGGAAAAAAGAAATTGAGGTGAAGTCTAAAACATGTAGCTCAGAACCACAACCAAACTATAGTGCTTTTGTAAATTGCTCTAAAAACTTTAAGTTCCAAAACGACATTTACTTTTTTACACGAGTTAGAAGGGATCTTATGTATGCTTGGTTAGTTGGTTGGTTGCCTACTAAAAAACTTTTGAACACTGCCCACTACGTAAACAGAGGGGATACGGATAAAGATGGGTTCAAGTTTAAATCTTCAGGATTGCACCTAGAGATAAGTTCTTTAAACAAACCAAAAGACCTCCTCAAGATATAGTATTTATTAGCAGAGGCGGGTCAAACCCTTCAGAAACAGCTTGGTCAATATGCTGAGTAAACTCTTCCCAAATTAGACCATCTGCGGTGTCTTTGTTTTCTTTTGGATGATATTTTTCAGCACATTTTTCAAGGCTATAAATAGCTCTTAGATCATCTGTTACTCCGATAAACCCATAAGAAAGACTATCAATGGTGTAAACCTGATCGGCTTCACCAGGAACAATCTCTTGTAAAAAATCATTTATATCTTCAATCATACTTTTTCTTCAACTGTTTCTTTATTTATAATTGGTTCTCTGTCTAAATCAAATTTTTCCTCTAATGAAATTTCCCAGACTTTACCTGCCCCTGCTCCACTAGATCTGATAGGTCTAGCATTTTTGTTATTCTTACTATGATCTTCTAGAGTCAACATACCTCTACGGACAGCATCAAGGTTATTTGAAACTCCTATATGGCGACCTCCTGAAAACTCTAGTATAAAGGATTGCATTTCTGTAAGCGTACCAGTCCAAACAGGTTTCCCATCTTGGAACCAAGAACGTGCTTTGACAACAAAGTACTCTACTAACTCAGCGACATGAGATCTTCTAGAGTTATCATAAGCTGCATTAGCTATCATATCATCAATGTAAGACTTAACTCCAAATCTATTGTTACCAGCTATCTTCTTAGGCACATCATATTCAAGGAGAAAAGCAGCAAAGTAAGGGAGTTCTTCATCTAAGATCTTTTTAATATCTGCATTTGACGGAAATTCTTCAGAAGCATCCATAGAGATTCTCAAGGCAATTATTTTATCTCTGTTACTTTGGTCCAAAGAAGGGATCACAGATAAACTATTGGGGTCCATGTTTAACGTAAGTAGTATTCTAGGAGCCATTGGGATCGAGATTGAATCTGCATATTTAGCATGGTATTCAATATTAGGATTAGCCACCCCTCTTTTAATAAGTTCAGTAGCTCTTCTTTGATCTTGGAAGCTAGCTGCTGAGACAGTATCATCTACTGCCCATAGGGGGAAGTTTCCTAAGTCTTTATTAAAAGATGTTTTCCCTGATAAATAATCTGAAGCATTAGCACAGCCCCCAAATAATGGAGCTAGTATACCTCCTGACAAAAGCGTCTTACCTCTTCCAGCAGGTCCTACTAGTATCAAAGCTTGTCCTTGTGAAAGAACTCCTTCTCTCAAAGCTTCGTAGGCTCTTTTAGCCCAAGATAAAAGGTAGGGTAATTGATTCTCTGATGAATCTCGTGCTAAGAATTGATTTAAGAATTTGTATAACCAAGGCCACTTATCGAACGATCCAGTTTCAGCAGGTTCAATCGGCATGTTATTAGATTCGTTTAGAATCCTTTTGCCATGATAAGTGAGTACTCTTTCTTTAGAAAACACTACAGGAGCTATAGCATCAATTCTATTTTGGTTGTTGATAGCATCCACAGCATCCTCAAGTTCTGACACAGGTTCTTTCTTCCTGGGTTTAGGAGAGAAGCCTAACTTTCTAAGTTCTAGGTTAAGTTGTTTATCAGGAATCTTAACGGCTCTATTGTACATCAACTTGAAATAATTATTTCCGTTGAACCAATACTGGTCTAAAACACTTTGTATTTTTTTACCTTCGTATTCTTCTACGAATTTAGAACCTAACAATTCCCTCCAAGTTAAGAAAGGGCTATGTCCTCTGTCACTGTAACAAATCATTCCGTGCTCTGCTACCTGACAACCTTCTCTTTCAATACCATCGTCAATCCAAAACAAAGGTCCTCTAGCCCCCTCATAAAAATCTCCTTCCCATCTATTCGGCCATCTCTCTTTAATCTCTTTGCCCAAAATATCCATTGGGATAGACACATCTGATGTCGTTGGAGGATTATCCTTTGCTGCTTGTAACAATGCTGTAGTTGCAATTGATTTACTAAGAGGGTCTCCTAATCTTTGCCAATCTTCCCCTAGCTCAAAATACTGACTACTCTTAAAAGAGCTTTGATCAAACCCAGGCAGGACTCTTTCGACCCCAATCTTAGTAGACATCCTTTTACAGAAAGATGAATACATATCAGAGGATACTGGTATCTTTTCATCGAACTCCCATATCAACCTTATGTAGTTTGAGAAAGTCTTAGTCCTCCATGTAGGCATCAGATCTTTACAACCTATCCTTATTTGATCATCAACAGTATCCCAGTTCACATTTGCATCATAATCTGCAACAATACCATTAACGGCATATAGAGGGTTTTGCCCATCTATCCTAAGGTTGGGGTTATCCCCTTCACACAGAGAATAAAACACATGATCTGTTTTTGTATCCTTACACCACTTTCTGTATTCTAACTTACCTTTGAGTTTTGGTCTTTGTTTTTTAAGGGCTGTTAAGTCTGGACACTTGACTGCTTTTTTATCTAATAGGTTCTTAATATATCTGTAACTCATTTTTCGTATCTATCTACTATTTTACCTTCTGCCTCTAAAGGGATTTCTGGTATCCATTTAGGGGGCGTGGACATGACTTGCAAAACTTTCTCAAGTGTTGCATCTGCTTTGTTTTCATCCACCTCAATGATGAATTCATCATGGACATGGAAAATTGTTTTAATGCCCTCTTCTTCAAGACGAAGCATCATATCTGAAAAGATATCCCTACTAAGAGCTTGTGAGGCATTCTCTGCGAGAAGACCTCCCCATAAACGAATAGGCACTTGCTTGTTACCTTTATAATGATGGGACACATAATTAGTTCTAAACTCACCTGCACTTTTCTTTATGCTCCCATAATTAAGAACTCTTTTAGAGGGCAACTCTATTGTAAAATCTTTTTGTAAATGGTTAGCAACAACTAAACTTCTTTGATATTTGTTCCAAAGCTTAACAACTTTGTTCATTTTGTCCCTGTAAATCCTGACGTAATCAATAGCTTGCTCAATAGGAAAGCCGGATATCATTGCGAACTTCTTACCTGATACGCCATAGCCACATCCTAAAACAATTTGTTTTACTTTATGTCTGAGCTTTCCTTCATCAGCTTCTTTAAAAGAACCGTCTCCACTCCAAAAACCTAATTCTCTAGCAAAGACTTCATAGATGTCATCTGCTTCTTTAATATCCTCCATGATATCAAAATCTTCTGCCAAGTAACAAAGAGTCCTAACTTCGATTTGAGACAAGTCAGCGATAATGAGTTTCTTGTTCACAGGTGCAGAGATCATGTGTCTCAGGTTTATGCCGAAATGTTCTGCTCTAGGCAGGTTCTGCATATTTAAGTTGCCCCCACTCCCTGAGTATCTTCCAGTATGTGCCCCAAAATAAAAGCAACCTCCATAGTATCTTGAATCATCAAGGGTGGCATATTCAAAACTATCTAGTTTCTTTTTGAGTGCATTGATTCTTCTGTAGTCTCTGACAGCTTCTGTAAAAGGATATTTCTCTTTGTGCTCATCTATCCACTCATTAGCTTCTTCACTACTAAGAGCTAAACTAGCTGGGGGATCAATACCAACTTTACGGCATTCTTCATTGAATGATTTCCTGGACAATGTTGGAGCTTCTCCGAACCAAGGAATATTCTTTTCAGTTTCAAAAAGTTTATTGGCTATAACATTCTTGTTCTTTGTCAGAAGATCATAATCAATAGGGATGCCTCTTTGTACTATTGTCCTATTGGTTCTGCTAATAGCTCTTTCGTGTTCAGGCCATTTTGGTGATAACTCTTCCCAAAGTTGTAAGCAAAGCTCAGAGTCTTTCAAAGCATACTCATCGACTTCTTCCTGAAAACCTTCGAGCATATCATCCCACTTCTTGCCCGACATATTATCTCTAGTTTCTTTACTAACCTCTAAATCAAAAACAACGGCAGTTGATCCTTTAAGTGATCTAGGCAAACCGCAGTAGACTGCTAAGTCAGCCGTGCAATGCCACTCTGCATACTTTACACCAGGCCACCAGTCTTGTTTTATGCCATAAAGATATAGCGTCTCATCAAAGGAAGCATTGTGACTGAGAACACGATTGCCTTCTAATAAATCCCAATCAAAATCTTTTGGATGTCCTACAAATTTTGTTCCCTCATCTCCCCAAACAGAAACTCGATAAGCATCAAACTCAGGGTGACTAAAATATCCTAAAGGACCAAGAGTTTTGATAGAGCAGTTTTTATCGTAGTAAGTTTCGTAATCAAGGGCAAAAGTATTCATAGGGGTAAAAAGTCCCTAGTGATCTTGGCAGAAAGCAAGAAAAACCAAGACCACTAGGGTAAGGAAGGAGTCCCTCAACTCCTTGGGCTACCTAGCTGTCCACGCTAGAATCTTTTTCTTCTTTTGGGTCTGGACCACCCATTGCTTCTAACTCTTTGCTGAAGATATTGCTAAGTAGATTCATTCTTCCTAGCATTTGAGTGAGGTCTTGAAGGTTCTTTCTCACCTCTACTATACTCTCTTGCACAGCTTCGAGTTCTTTTTGTATAATCTCTTTTTCGGTCATGATAATATGGCTCTCATTCTGACCGCAAGATCTTTAGCTTCTTGTGGGACTGGCTTATTACAAGGCTCTACACGAGGCTCCATCCAACGATTTCTTTTGAACTCTTGTTCAACTGTTCTAAACGTCCAACACATGTCTTCACATTCAGCATTAAGGTTGGTAACAAGAAAAGTAGCTATCTTTTCATAGGTTCCTTTATAGGCTCCTTTCCATACAAACATCTTGCCAAAAGCATAGTTCTTATCTCCTAGAGCATATGTGAATGGCGAATCATCTTCGCAATCCTCAGGCTGTGGAACTAAGAAGGTAAGGTCAGCGCACTTACGAACCACAAACTCAGACTCTTCTTCTAGAGCTTCTGCTTCTTCTTCTGTGTGAACAATGCGTGGTTTGATATCATTTTCATAGCCTACATCTTCCATCCAATATTTTTTAATATCTACAAAGATAATATCACTAGTTGTGTTTGGGGGTATAACTTCTACCTCCATGTTGTATACTAAAGATCCAGAAGATCCTGCTTCGTACCCTGAAGAGTTTTGTTTAACATTAAACTTCGATACGTTAATATCGTCTCTTGATATAGTGAATCTTGCTGATTCAGTATCTGCTGCTAACTCTGCCTTCTCAGGCTTTACAATTTCCGCTTTAGGCGGATTTTTCGTTTTACTCATTTTTATATTTTATTTTAATTTACGTCAATGTGTACCTTGTTTCGGAGACATCGACAATTTTTTCATCAAGCAAATCATTCAAAAAATCCTGTTTCGCTTGTCCTTTCTCCCCATCAGGGGCCTGTTTACTTACAGCAGTTGCAACCTTTTGCAAAGGAAAAGTTGCAAGTGTGAGTAATTCTTCATCCGACAAGTTATGTTTCTTAGCAATTTCAGCTAATTTTTTATTGTCGTTACATTTTTTTGTAGCCCCCATTGACTTTAATCTCAATGAAGGAAACTCTTCTCCCTCTTTTGCCATAGTAATAGCTTTGGCTTTTATACGTGTTGCCCAGTTAGTTACTATCTTTGCAATTGCCCAAAGTTCTTCAAGAGTCTTTGGATCATCAGGATCAGATATATCTGTATCAGGGATAGAATGGTCGGCTACCTTTTTAGCTACTTGTATGGCTATCGCACCTAAAGCAGGGCACTTAGCTTCAAAAGCACAGAATCTACAATTAACAGTTGGGTTAACATCGGCTATAGCAGGTTTACCATACTCCCACTGTGGTCTAATTTTTTCGCCTTGTAAGATGACTAAAGAAAGTTCATGAGTCATCTCCTCCATTTCTTCACGTTTAAATACATCGTGTAGAACTTCATTCCTAACAGGAACATAAAATACAAAAGTAATTTCCTCGATTTGTTTAAACTTTTGAAAAGCTCCCAAAGCATATGCTTTAGCTTGCCAATTGTCTCTAGGGGAATCAATAACTGATATACCAGTTTTGTAATCACCCATAATCGCTTTATTCCCATATAGTATTAAACGATCACAAGTCCCCCAGGTACTAGTCCCATTTAACTGTACGTGAGTGAGCATTTCATTATGCTCTTCATATTCCTCATCGCCAATAATTTTCTGCATGAACTCAGCTTCATCTTTTACAATCTGCTCATAAATCTCAAGTTCCTCTTCATCGTGCAATGCTGAAGGATCTCTAATCTCTAAAGCTTCGTGTATCCGTGTGCCTTTTTCTGCTGCTTCGTTAGTACCACTTCGCCCTTTAAACCCAGGACAAGTGGCTACGTATTTAAGGCTAGATGGGGAGAACTCTGCGTGTCCTCTACTTCCGTGATCTGGTTGGTTATCCATGTAATGTTTCTAAGTTTTTAAGTTTTCTTTCTATGGCTTTCATTACGTTCTCTTCAATAGATCCCGCAGCCACTAATATCTTTTGTACAGCATCTGACTTTGCTCCGTTCCTGTGTATTCTTCCTAGAACTTGTAGATGATTTTTAGCAGAGAAAGAAGGGCTAATCAAGCTAACTCTAGGATGTTTACCTTTCACATCATGCAGAGACAGTCCTGTACCCCCTGCTGCGGTGTTGACCGCAAGTATTCTTCTTTTATCAGATTGAAAATCATCAATCTCTTTCTGTCTTTCTTGAGCAGTTTGACCACCATCAATCCTGCCACAATCTAGTTTTTGGCAAAGGGTATCAATCGTTTCTTTGAAGTTAACAAAGATGACAACAGAGTTACCCTGATGGTACAGATCAGTTGCCATATCGGCTAGGTCTAAAACCTTGTAGCTCTCAGCAAGCATTCTAGCACGTAGGATATTCACAATATCAAAGTCACTGTTCTCAACACTACCGTGCTCAATAAATTGTTGTACGATGTCTGGAGTAACTCCTAAGTCCTCGTAAGCTTTTATAATTTTATTAGGAGCATTGAATTGTATTGGTTCTACAAAAACTCGGTTATCTCTAAATGAATCAGGGAAGTCTTCAATAGTTAATTTAAAACCTGTAACCCCATAAATCGATTCTTTGACAGCCTCTAGTTTTTTCCTACTAGCTAGCTTCCAAGTCTTCCATTGGTCTTGTAGACATCCATTAGATAACATCCATGAGTACCAACTCCTTTTCGGAGGAACAGATTTGTTCAGACTATGCAATCCTAACATGTATCCTATAGCTCTCATTTCTGTAGGGTCTTCACATGCGGTAGCACTCATGCCATGCACTAAAAACTTTTGGGTAATCAAAGATATTAATAGTTGTGCATTTTGAGTATAAGGACCTTTTGCTTTATGTATCTCGTCCATTAGGATGATGGTGTCTTCAGGTAAATGCCAAGTCATTATTTTCTTACCTCGCTTAGTCATAAACTTAGTGTTACCAGTCCTTATCTTTTCATAATTCAATACAAATAAAGGCTTTACACCAAATTCTTCTAACTCTCTTTCCCATGATGGGATGACAGCTTTTGGGCAAATAACAGCAACTGGTCTTCCTAACTCTTTTGATATGTGGCTAGCGACTACAGTTTTACCTGTACCTACGCTAGAAGTATCAATAGTCGATTTACCATTACTGAGGGCGTTAATAAAAAAGTCGGCAGCAGTGCCTTGCTTTGGGTAGAGTGCTTTCATTAAATTTTAATTAGCACACCTAAAATAAAAAAGCTAGAACTATTTTCCTCTAATGTATCTAGCTATTAAAAAAGCATCAATCATCCCATCATGCGGTTTTCTAGCTCTTTTACTTTTTTGCCAACACTCATCAGGAGCTAAACATTCAGCTTTCCATGCTGCGGCTTCTTTGGTCATCCCTTTAGGAACGTGCCCTAACACTTTCTTTTGCCACTTATGTACAGAAACACAACAATGATCCCATTGCTGTGACTCACATAACCCTTTTATTTTGCCAAAAGACATAGCCATCGATCTAACTGCTTGCGATGACTTTGCATGGTGTAGAGGTTCTTCAATAGCTATAATAAACTCCTCAGGTCCTGGGTCACAACTTAGCACCCACTGGTAAACCTTGTAAGCATCCACTTCTCGTTTCTTACTACGTTGAAGGGTAGGCATGACCGACTTACAGATTATGTTTCCTGTCCGATTATCAACAGCTACTAACCCACCATCAAGACCGTTATCAATGCCTATTATCATTACTCAACAATAAACAAACGATCTACAACTTTGCTTGATAATATTAGACCATCTCCTTCAACAGGTATCATAACGTCCACATTTTTAACAAGCATTTGGATGTAGAAAATTTCTTTAGCTGTTTGGGGGATCACTAAATAAAATGTACCTACCCTTTTTTCTACGACAAACTGGAAGTCATCGTTAGGTAGATTCTTCCTAATAACCACACTAGGATTATTAACCCTTACTCGATCATGAAACATTTGGCGGGTCATCATTCAAAAAACAAGGAGTAGCTTCTCCGTGATTGCTAAGTAAATATTCAAATTCATACCTGTCTCTAGCTTGCTTATCAGTTAAATCGTATTCTTCTTTCAGAACTTTGATTACTAATCGCTTACTATAACAAGCAATTGGTGGTTGACCATATCTTTCTACGCTCCCAATAAAAGCGTTTTGAAGTCCTTCATATAGTAACAGAGCGGTATCTCCGTCTTCGTGTGTTGACATTTATTTTTTATCTTCAGGTTCACTTTCCTCCGCATCTATAATCTTTCCTTTCTTTTTCCAGTCTTCCCTAAGAATTGATAAATCTATTTGGATCTTTCCACTAGGACCACCCCCACTTTGTCCCGATAACCCTAAATTCTCTCTAGCAATTTTATTCCAAATCTCTGCATCCCTCGCTGTTCTAATTGGACCTAACGTCCCTAACTTATCAGCGTCTTTTAATTTTTTAAGAGACAGCCCTGCCATGAACGCTTGATACTGTTCAGCAGGAGTAGCTTGAGCATCTGCAATTTGCTCAATAGTATTCCTCTCTTCAATATGGGTATCATGTTTAGTGAGTGTCTCTTCAACATAATCTTTTGACCTAACATCTTTAGGCTTTCTACCCGCTTTATCTTTTAACCATCTCCTAATCGTTGTGCCAGGAATGTCTAGTTCTCTAGCAATACTAGCAGGTTTTAAACCTTGATGGTATAAATCAACTGCTCTTTGAACTAACTCTTCTCTATTATCTTTAGCCAAACCACTTAACATATACTATTATAACTGCTATATTTCAAGTATCTCATGACTCCAACTAAAATTATTTATGAGCCAACTATAGATGCTAAAACAAAAATGATGGATGTAGGCGGTATGAAAATACCTCCATGCAATCTGATCTCTGCACTTTTGTACGGCTTTTCTAAACACACAAAAGACTCAGCTAGGGAATATTACTTTTGGAGACTTTGCGACGAGATTTGGAATAACCCTGATGTCCCTGAACCTTTAATGGTAAGACACCCTTGGGCAGAAGAAATAGTAAAAGCGTGTATCAAAAATAAATATGTTGCTGTAGGAGGTGCAGCATCTAGTGGCAAGTCACATACAATGGCAGCATGGGGAATCATCAATTGGATGGCTGCTCCACATGAAACCTTAATCCTGCTCACTTCTACTACACTCAGAGAAGCAAGGAAAAGGATTTGGGGTTCAGTGATCAGTTTACTCTCTGTTTTAGAAGGTGCTCCATTTAAGATTAGAGATTCTATCGGTAATGTTGCTTATATAAACGAACAAGGGAACTTAGTTGAAAGAGCTGGATTATCTTTGATTGCTGCTGAAAAATCCAAAACAAGAGAAGCAGTTGGTAAATTTATAGGTATCAAACAGAAAAAAGTCTTCTTAATCGCTGACGAGCTTAGTGAATTAAGTGAAGCTATTCTACAAGCAGGTTTATCAAACTTGTCAAAAAACCCTTACTTCTCGCTAGTGGGTATGAGTAACCCATCAAGTAGGTTTGATGCTTTCGGTGTATGGAGTACCCCAAAAGAAGCTGGAGGTTGGGAATCTGTTAATGTAGAAACAGATGACACATGGGAAACTAAATGGGGAGGAACGTATATAAGACTCGATGGAGAAAGATCTCCTAATGTCTTAGCAGGAGAAGACTTGTACCCTTGGCTCCCAACCACACAGAAAATTCAAGAAGATGCTGAGTTGTTAGGCCCTGAGAGTAGAGGGTATATGCGAATGGTCAGAGCAGTATTCTTTGACTCAGATGAAGCCGAAACCGTGTACAGTGAATCAGAAATCATAAGATCAGGGTCCATGAATCAGGTTCAATGGAAAAGTAAACCTACAGCGATTGCCGGATTTGACCCTGCTTTTACGAATAATGGCGACAGATCTATCCTATACTTTGGTAAAGTTGGAGTAGATATAACAGGTCAATTTGTTTGTGAGTTGGGAGAAGCTGTTCAGCTTATGGACGATGCCACCAACAAAGCGGTCCCTCGCTCTTATCAGATTGTTCAGCAGGTGAAAGAGGCATGTCAAAAGAGGGGGGTTCAACCGTATGATCTTGCGATTGACTCGACAGGTGCGGGATCTCCTTTGGCTGACATACTGGCTGCGGAGTTTGGCGAGGGGATTCTTCGTGTTTCTTTTGGTGGGAAGGCATCGGATAAGAAGGTTAGTTCTAAAAGTAAGCTAACAGGGTATGAGCTTTACTTTAACAGAGTAAGTGAGCTTTGGTTTGTTGGCAAAGAGTTATGTAGGACAAAGCAATTGTTTGGTATATCAGGTGATTTAGCTAAAGAAATAACTAGCAGGAACTATGATTTGGTAAAAAGCACTACGCTACGCATGAAATTAGAGTCAAAACCTGAGTATAAAGCTCGTTTTGGGCAATCACCAGACTTAGCGGATGCGGCATTTTTGTGTTTGGATTTAGCCAGGCAGAGGCACGGATTGGTTGCAGTTGATCCTCCTACGAAAAATTCAGACGGAATTTTCTCAAAAGGGAGAAGTTTGAAGAAACTTTCTAATATTTTAGCTACAGATCAGCTTTAGGGGGTACTCTAAAAACTCCTATACATAGGTTAAGCATTTTACAACAATATGTAATAATATGCTTAATAGGTATATGTAAAGTTTTCAGATAGGGGTACTACTTTTGCAAAAAACTTACCTACCCTTTTTAAAAAGGTATGTACTAAAAAGGGGTACTACTTTTACAAAAAACTTACCTACCCTTTTTTGTGGTAGTTGTGATCTAGTCGATTGGTTGACTTACTGCTAATAAACCTTAAATTTATACATTCTTCTTTTCTTATGAACTTAATTTTTTTTTGATATAAATGTCTTGGCTTAACAAATTACAAACAGGTTTAGATGTAGCAGGTATGACCCCCATAGTTGGCAACTTTGTTGACTTGATAAATGCGGGTATTTCTTTTGGAAGAGGCGATGTTGCCTCAGGTGTTTTAAGAGCTTCAGCAGCTTTACCTGGTGCGGGTCAAGCGATAACCCTAGGAAAATTAGGTAAAACTGCTGCTAAAGGAGCTACTAAGGGTACAGGAAAACAAGTTGCTAGTGTCAAAAGACTACCTGCTCCGAATGCTAAAGCAGACCAAATTGCTGCTGCTCAAAAAGCGGGAGCTTCACAAAAACAATTAGATATCCTTAGGAAACGAGGAGAAACGCCCGCTACACAATTATCTATTCCAGGAAAAAATGTTTTACCAAAGGCAGGTAAACCAACTAGACTAAATAGGTTTACGGAAATGCTTAGAAGCGGAAGTAGAGTTAGACCTAAAACAAGAATAGGTGCGACTCTTTTGCAAGGAGGAGAGCCACTCCCTAAAATATCAGAAGATGCTTCAGCTTTAGGAACTCCTTCAGCAGAGCCTTTAGATTTAAAAGCTTTTAGAGCACAGCAGATGGCAGGTCTTGTCGAACCTGAAGCTCCTGAAGAAATGTCTCAAGCTCGTAAAGATTATATGGAAAAGATCTTAGAAGATGCGAGGACGAGAGCCTTTGAAGAAAGTCAGGCTGAGACTTTATCTAATGTAGATAGACGAAGAGAGTTAGGTAATCAGATCATTTCTAGAATGACTAGAGAAGGTGCAGCAGATCCCATGTACTTCAGTAAAAATCCTGAGGAAAAAGCTAGGATTTTGAGAGAAGGTAGAAAATTAGGTGAATCATCTTTTGATGAAAGAGATTTTGATAGGGTTGTTCGAGCAACTAAGGGTAAAGCTAAACAGCAACAAATAAAAGATTATAGAGCAGAAGTCTTTAAAAAGGGAGATGCTGAACAAAGTCAGAAAGGATTAGATTTTACACAGAGTAAACTCTTAGAAAGAAAGATAGCAATGGGAGAACCTTTCGGTCCTCAAGACATGGCATTGTTTAGAGACATAATGAATAGGCAAGCACCTAAAAAAGCGAAACCCGCTGAAAAAAGATTGCCTGATGATATGCTTACTGCTTTTGATGCTACTAAAGATGTTGCTAAAACTCCTGAACAAAAACCGTTATCTGCTGCTGATGAGCTAAAAGCAATAGAAGCAGAGAAGGCTGAGTTTGATATGCTACGAGCAGAAGAACAAGAAAAGTTTGGGAAAGCTCAAGAAGAATACCAAAAGAAGTTAGCTGAAGTTGATGAGGCTGTTAAGAAAGAAGAAGAGAGGAGAGCGGAAGAAGCTAAGAAGAAAGAGATTGAAGCTACAGCAGCTAAAGAAGCTAAAAGAAAGTTAGCCGAACAAGAAGCTAGGAAAAAGCGTAGTTTAGCAACTTTGTTTAAAGAAGAAGTGGCAGATCCTGTCGCTGGTGCAGGAGAAGGTTTGAAAGATATGTTAATTGGAGGAGGAAAATACCGCTAAGATGTCGTACAGGGATACACTTAGTGCTAGACAAAAAGCTTCTTACGACAACATAAATCGTCAAGCGGAGTTTCTTCTAGCAGATGCACAAGCTAGGTCAGCGAGTCCACGAGATTCGTTTGGGGTAGAAGATATACAGGCTTTGAAGAGCGACATATTTAGTATGTCAATAGGGAGCCCGCACGGATCACAAATACGAAAAGAGTACGGCCCTGCTTTTGATAAGTTAGAATCAGAAGAATATAGCGATTCTTACAGAAAACTTGATACTGCTCAGAAAGAGTTAGCTCTTAGACAACAAAATGCAAAGATTAAACGTGAAGCAGAAACTCTAAGAAAAGATAGAGAGATGGAGCAAAGGTTTGCAATGATGTCTGAAAGACTTAGCCCTATCTTTGAATCTGATGCAACACCTTCTGAACAAGCAAACTTTGCATACAGACAGTTGTTTTCTGACCCTACTCTTTTACAAACTGACAGAGGTAAAAAATTATTAGATATCACTACATCGGCTATCAAAAATGTAACAGATCCTAATGTCTCTAACTTAGGAGTAAAATTATTTTCTGATGCTATAGCTACTCAGTCTCCTGAAGCTGTTGAAGAAGCAGCCAAATCAATTGGGATGGCCCCTACTAGTCCTATTGTTAAAGGAGCTAAAGAAGCTATCAAAGGATCTATCAAAAAAGAACAAAGAGAGAAACAAGATGAGTTGTCTAAAGACAGGATCACAGCTTTAAAGAGCTTCGTTGAAAGCTCTGTAGGGGATGATGCTAGTTGGGAATCTCTTAAAAATGCTTCTGATATGGTTTTAGCAGAAGCTGCTGCGATGGGGCTTATGGGTTCTGAAGCTTATAAAAAACTTTTTGATTGGACTCAACAGCCTAAACCATCAGAAGAAGATCTTTATGGAGGGGCAATTTTTGCAGAGCCGAAAAGTTTTTTACAATCTTTACTTTATAGAGTTAGCTCTCAGCCTGTAACAGGTGTGAGAAAAATAAATAGGTTTGACCCTAGCTCAAGGGGTGTTGGGGGTATATCTTCTGGATTAGGTGGATTAGGAATCCCTCCTAAAATATAATTTTAACAAATAATACTTTGTCGTGGCACTTAACAGATCAAATTTAGCGACTGCTGAAACACCAATTAATAATGAATTAGGTTCTATATATTCATATCCTCAATGGAAACAAATTAACAGTGACGAGGATTTAACGACAGAGCAGGATCTACCTCAATACTTAGATTATTACAGAACAGAACTCTTTAAAAAAGGAGAGTTAACTAGAGAGAAAGAAGCTGATATTCAGAACTACTATGTAAATTGGGCTTCAAATGGGGAAGAAGTTTCAGATGCTGAGTTTGCGGCATTGGCAGACAAATCAACCGCCTTCCAGTCAGGAAACTTAAATGATGAGCGCATTGTAAACAAAGTTTTTCCTAACGTAGATTTTGCTGCTATTGATGAAGCTAAACAAAATGAGTATCTGAATAGGGCAAAAAGATCTTTGATGGCAAGTGGGCAACTTCCCTTTGCTACTATTTTAGAAGGCGGTAGAGGGACTGTAGAAGTAGGAGATTTTGAATCTTTAGGGACTACTCCTGAGAAAAAAAAGTTAGCTAGTGAAAGAGCACTAAGTGCGGTAACGCTAGGTGCTGTTGACCCTAGAGATCTTTGGCAAGTTTCTGAAGGCTTAGAATCTACAAGAGTTCCTAACAAAACAAATTTTGAAGCAGACTTAGATGCAGAAGATTTAGGTCTATTACGTGAAATGATTGGGGATAAAGATTCCCCTTATGCTAAAATTATTAATGATGCAATTGTTAAATCAATTGATCTTGAGACTTATAGGACAGAAGGAAATTGGCTACAACAAATTTTTGCGGATAGACCCGAAGAGATAAATCAAATCTTAGCAGATGAGTTGCCTGGCGAAATAGAAGAAATTACTCCAGCAATATTAGATGAGTTTGCAAGAAGAAAAGGTTGGGGAGATGCCCAAGGAGCAGGTCTTTCTGTTGATAATTCTTATAGGTTTTCTAGTGAAAGAATATCTAACTTAATTAAAGAACTATCTATTGTCCACACGAACAATCAGGGGGCTTTTAAATATGATGAAGACAAACCTGAAAACAATTTAAGAATAACTCCAATGGGAGTGCCTATTGCACACCCAACTGTAATGGAGAACCCAAAAGCTTTTAATGAACTATTAAAAGATAAAAGGCTGACCTACAATCAAATAAGAGCCCTTAGGGAGTCTAGAAGAAACTATATGTATTCTAGATCTTACCACATCGATGATGTACTTAGCAGTGAGCATTTAGAATCAGCGGTTGGAGACAAGTGGGCTAGAGCAAAAGCTGAGAACCCGCAGAAATGGAAAGATGATAGAGTTGCCTTTGTTGATGAGTTTCTTTCTAATGAGAAAAACTATGATGCTTCAAAGAACTGGTGGGGCGGTGTCCGTGCATCTGTACCTGAAGCAATTATAGGAATTGGTGCTTCTATTGGAGCCTTACTAGGCAACGACGCTTCTGCTGATTACTTAAAAGAATCTCAAAAGAAACAGTCACAAAGGAGAGAACTTGATAGTCTCTTTGGTGGAGAGTTTGGTATTGGTTATGATTTAGCAACAATACTACCTTCTGTTGGAGCAGACTTAGCATCTACTTATTTCTTAGCAGGTCCATTAACTAAAGGAGCTAAAGCTTTAGGGGTTGGTAAAACATTAGACAAAGGTGTTGCTAAAGATGTTGCTCTTAAAAAGATTATTTCAGATTCTGCACTAGACTCTAAGAAAACTCCATTAGCTATAGGTCGTTTTAATGAGCAAACAGCACAGAAGTTTGGTATTACTTCTTCTTTGTTTTTAACTTCTGCTAACAGATCAGCAGGAGCTACCTACGCTTCTATCTATAACTCTTTGCCAGAAGATATGAGTCATGAAGAAAAACATGACAAAGCTTTAGGAGCTGCTTTTGCAAGAGGTACTTTGACTGGTGTTATAACTTCTGGATTTTCTGCTTTAGGGGCAGGTGGTTTAGAAAACATTGTAGCTAGAGGAGCATCCTTTAGGCAGTTTAAAAATGCTATAAACAAAGTTCCTAATGTTGCTTTCCAAGCAAACGATAGAACAACTAAACAATTATTAAGAAACGTCATTGCCAAGCAAGCTGCTGAGTTATACAAGAAGGAAGCAAACTCTAGCTTAATTAAAAAAGCATTAGGAAGTGCTGCTGCGGAAGGTGCTGAAGAAGGTCTTGATGAGTTCATAGGATCTTTTGTAGACAGTGCTGTATTGAATGAGTTTGTTCCTATGAAGGAGCGTATCAATCAAGGTCTTTATGCAGGTGGGTTAGGAAGTATTCTAGGTGGTACTATGACTGTTGGGTCGGAAACTTTCTTTGGTCCAGACAGGTTGATAAAATCAACTAATGTAAAAAGTGAAGAGAACAAAAAAGTTCTTGCTGTAGATAAGGCGATAGATCAAGCATCACAAGCTTTAGATGAAGCAGGTTTAGTTATTAGTTCAGAGCAACTAAAAGAATATTTAAAGACTACTGACACGGATGCTCAAGCTACTCCTCCTGCCGTTGATGAGACTGTTGACGAGTTTGGTGATGCTGTTGATCAATTTGTCGATGATACCAAAGAGGGTTCCGATGTACCTATTGAGGAATCAAGTAAATCCATATTCACTAATTTTGGCAAAAACTTTACTAAAGAAGACGTAACTGATTATATAAATGGATGGGCTCCCACTAAGATTAAAGAAGACATATTTATACAATATGTTGATGGGAAACTTCCTGACAACAACCCAATGAGGGTTGGAATCAATGCTGGTACAACTGATAACCCAAACATTGTTTTACAAGTAGACACAGAAAAAGTAACCACTGCTCTCAAAGACTTAAAAACTCATAAACAGCGTAAAGCAGCTTTAGATGCAATGCTTGCACATGAGTTTGTTCATCTTAGTGAGAGCTCTATGTTAAAACAAATGTGGAGGAAAAGGTCTTCTCAGGAGGAAGATCTTAACTTTATTGAATTCTCTAAAAGAAAACTTTCTGAAATATATGATTCTTTGGTTGCTGACGAAGAGTCTAAAAAGCTTATAGTAGAATCTGTTGCTGCATACAAAGGTTTAGATGAAACCGAAGTATCTTTACCAGGCAAAGCTCTAACACAAGAGGAAATAGCTAGTGGTAAATCTTTCACAATGGAGAAAGATGAAATTGTTTCAGAGTTTACTAGACAATTTATTGGGAGTAAAAACAAACTTGAAGACATTGTAGAAAACAAAGATTTACTAACTCATTTCCAATCTCTTGTTTCACACGTAAGTAACTTCTTAGATCCTGATACTAGTGTTAAAGACAGATACTCTTCTTTAAATGAGAATGTTTCTAATTATCTAAATGATATAGAAGCAGCTTATATAGGAGTATTAGAAAAGTCTTTGGGAGCAAGGTTTAAAGAATTTGATCCAAAAAAAGTTCCAAACATAAAGCAAGAAGCTATTGAAGAATTTGAAGAAGAGATCGTTGAAGAGACAGTAGATCCTGAAGACACTCTTTGGTTAGAGGCTAATAAAGTTGCTAATAGGAAACTTTCTAAAAGAGGAGTAAGAGAAGAAACAGAAGCTAAAGCACAACAGGCTAAAATAGACAAGGTAGAAGCCTATCTTCTTTCTGACCCTAAAATGCAGGAGAGCATTCCTGGGTTCAATCGTGATATACTTAATCTGATTAAGGCTAAATATGAATCTGTTTTAGATTCTAAAATAGCAAAATCAAATTCTAAGACTTTTACATTTCCAGAAATATCTGACCGTAATGGAGAGAACTATGTGGATGGCAATACTGTAAAGACTATAAAAGAATTAATAATTGATTCAAAAAGACCTGATTTAAATGGGGTTGGTCAAAACAGTGACTCAACAGATGTCTTCTTAACTAAAGTTTTATTAGAGCTAGGTACTAATGTTACTACAGAAACACAATCTGCTGAAACAATTATAGAAAATAACCCTCCTTCTAAAATATTTAGAGTTGAGTCTAAGCGAGTTGTTAGACCTTTAAATAACAAACAAGCTGATAAAACTTCTCAGTTTACTGAAGAAGCTAACGAACTCCTTGAGGAGGCAGACATCCATGTAAAAAACCTAAGACGCAATTATCGTAAAGGTAATTACGGCACATATGGTGCAACAGAACTTGCTTACGAAGAGATTACTACAGTTGACGATAAATATTTAGAGTTAGCTCAAGATCCTAAGAAGAACGAACAAGCTCTTCAAAACCTAGTGGACGAAGTTGCTCAACAAGAAGGGTATACCTTTGGTCCTGTATATCACGGAACTAAGAAAAAATTTACGACCTTTGAAGCAAGGAAAAAAGATGGGTTAATGTTCTTTTCTTTGGATGAATCTTTTGCAAAAAGCTACGCAAGAAATAAACGTCCTTCTATTGAAGATGAAAAAAGAATGGACAAAGCATACGAAAAGTCTGTTCAGTTAAAGGAAAAATTATTACGAGAAAATCCTGACATAGACTTAGAAACCCTTAAAGAAGCACAGAATGATCTTGAAAGATCATTGCTTGATGGGATGACATGGTCAGAGGCCAAACGTGACTTAGGAACAGTAATCATTAAAGGATACTTAAAAGCAGACAAAATTTTTGATCCTACTAAAAACTGGCGAGAGTTTGAAGCTGAGTTAAAAGAAAGTTGGTCGAAGGGTAATGTTTATGTCAACGGTAAAAGAGATACTATTCCAGAGTTTCAACTAGAACTTATCAAAAAAGCTCATTATACCGCTTGGGAGAAGCCTGAAATTATATCAGCCGTTTTCAAAAAATATGATGCCATATTACTTAGTGAGGGCAATAAAGGGGCTTCTCCAAATAATATCGCTATTAAAAATATATCAGCAATAAAATCCGCAGATCCAGTAACGTATG